ATGCCCGATAACACAATCGCCATCGAAAAAATTAAAAAGTATTTGCTTGATAACAATCTTAAACAAGTTGATCTAGCAGTTACTTATGGCAAAGAACCGCAAGATGTGGCGAATATTCTTGCTGGACGAAAAAAAGACCCAGCATCAAATCGCTTTGTCTTAAAAGTTATTTCGGATTTAAAAATCAGATAGAAGGAATAATATGAATAATCTTATCACAGTAACACTAAACGAAAACCAAGAACCTATTGTTTCTGGTCGAGATTTGCATCAAGCATTAGAAATTAAAACTCAGTACACAAAATGGTTAGAACGAATGTCTGATTATGGGTTTGAAGAAAATGAAGACTATGTAGCTATTAGTCAAAAAAGACTAACAGCTCAGGGCAATCAAACAGAATATACAGACCACGTTCTAAAACTAGACATGGCTAAAGAAATTGCGATGCTTCAACGGAACGAAAAGTCTAAACAAGTCCGCAAATACTTTATCCAAATCGAAAAAGACTTCAACAGCCCTGAGAAAATCATGGCAAGGGCGTTGCTGATGGCGGATAAGAAAGTGCATAAACTTGAAGCACAAATCGAGGCAGACCGTCCCAAAGTACTATTTGCTGATGCTGTAAGTGCTAGCAAATCATCTTGTCTGATTGGTGAGTTAGCTAAAATCCTGAAACAGAATGGAGTCAATATTGGTCAGAATAAGCTATTTCAGTGGTTACGAGCCAACGGCTACCTAATCAGTCGCCGTGGTGAGTCTTGGAATCAGCCAACGCAAAAAAGTATGCAGCTTGGATTGTTTGAACTCAAAAAAACAGCCATCAATCACTCTGACGGTCACACTACAACAAATGTAACCCCAAAAGTTACTGGTAAAGGGCAACAATACTTTATTAATAAATTCCTTAACCAGGAATATCTGCCAGTTTAGAAACGTAACAAAACTAACGAAGGGAGAAAAGTATGCCAGAGGATTTAATCAAACAACTAGAAGCTGGTTCAGAATTTCTAGCAAAGACATGTTTACATAGCAAGATTATTATCACGGTGGATGGTATTCGGCTTGTGGAAACAAAAGAGTTCCACCCAGTGAGCGGAACTCTACTAGATTAGACAATACGTGTATAAGTGTGTATCTTAGCTAATCTATGAATATTTGAGCCAACAGACCCAACAAGAACAGAACGGTATTCCGTTTGGCTTACATTGTGATAATGGTAAATAGAACCATTATTAAACTCAACTTCCAAAGTGTTATTTTCCCAATCAACACTTCGGGCGTTACTAGATGAAACGTATTGACGTTGCATAACTTTTCCTCCTTTCGTAATGATAGCTTTATTATAGCACGCAGGAGGAACTACACAGATAGAAAGGAAAACCACATGAGACCAAAACGATATCCGTATAGCGGGAAGAAAAACAGAAAAGCAAAAGACATCAGTCTCAAGCTGATGTCTAAAGAGGAGTTATCTGATTTTAGTCGTCAGATTGCTGAAGCCACTCGTGATAGTGTCGAACCATTTCGAGAGCCGCAAAGTATGATGAGCTAAGTATTAACTTTTCAAGGTTTACAGATCCCCCTTCGCTTTCTTTCGCATATCTATTGTAATGGTACTCAATAACTTCCAGAATTTCTTCGGTTTTACCATTGCTTAGAGATTGGGCGAAATTGTTGAAATCTTTATTCATATAATCACCTCCTTTCGAGATGATTATATCAAAAAAAGCCTGACGGCAATCAGGCTCAAAATAAATAATATTTACTTGAATTATAGCATGAAACGGAGGTTTTGGCTATGGAAGCAATGGAAGTTATTCGTATTCGTGATGTGATTATTGAAAAAATTTCAGCTTGTGATGAAGAGTTAGCTCATATATTTGGATATAGCAAGAGACAGGCTACAGAACGTCGTCGTGAGATGCAAAAATTACCGAGCCAACAGGAACATCTGAGAGATGGTGGGCAGTTAGTAACTATCAAGGGCTTTGATGCCTATTTAAAATATAGAGGAACTCAAGCCTGGAAAAAGGAAATGGAAAAAATAAAAAAATCTAAGTAGAGTAGAGGAAAAACATGACAGAAAATCCACTAAGCGCAGTTATCTTTTTAGTCATCCTATTTTTAATAGCATTTCTATGTAGAGATGACAGCGAAGAACAACCGAAGTCAGTAACAAAATCCAGAGATGATATTGTAGCTGAGCGATACGGAAGAGTAATGCAGATTGAGCATCATGAAGGAAGCCACTATGGAAGATTTTAAAATATTGCCCCATGATATTCAGACAGAGCAGGCAGTTCTTGGGTCTATCTTTATCAATCCTGAAAAAATCATTGAGGTGGCTGAGTATCTTAAGCCAGATGATTTCTATAAACCAGCACACAGAATATTATTCAAGGCCATGCTAAGTATTTCTAGCAATGCTGAGCCTATTGATGTCGTCACAGTTAAATCAATGCTAGAAAGTCAAGACAATCTTGTTGCTATTGGCGGAATAACCTATCTATTAGAGGTAGTCGATGCAGTGCCAACAAGCGCTCACGCTGAGCATTATGCAAAGATTGTGGCAAAAAAAGCACAACTTAGATCTATCATTGACAACCTTTCTGATTCTATTGGCAATGCCTATGACGAGAACATGGATATTGACGAGATTATAGCAAAAACTGAGCGGTCATTAATAGAGGTTAGTCAATCTAGTAATAAGAGTAGTTTTAGACCTATCCATGACGTGCTAGGAGAAAACTATCAAAAAATTGAAGAGCGATCAAACAATAATACTCAGATTACAGGTATTGCCACAGGATTCTATGACTTTGATAGGTTAACAACCGGCTTACATGAAGATCAATTAATTATCTTAGCAGCCAGACCTGCCATGGGTAAGACGGCATTTGCTCTTAATATTGCTCAGAATGTGGCAACTAAGTCTAATAAGGCTGTGGCCGTCTTCTCGCTTGAAATGGGTGCCGAAAGTCTAGTTGAGCGTATGCTTGCTAGCGAGGGAACTATTGAGAGTCATCACATCAGGACTGGTCAATTAACTGTTGAGGAATGGCAAAGGCTTATCTATGTGCAAGGAGAGCTTGCTGAAGCACCTATTTTCATAGATGACACGGCTGGCGTCAAAATTACTGATATTAGAGCAAGAGCCAGAAGGCTGTCACAAGAGACTGATGGGCTTGGATTGATAGTTATTGACTATCTTCAGTTAATACAAGGGTCACGTTCAGACAATAGGCAACAAGAAGTCTCTGAGATTTCTAGACAGTTAAAGATAATTGCTAAGGAATTAAAAGTGCCTGTCATTGCTCTTAGCCAACTATCACGCAGCGTTGAGCAAAGGCAGGACAAGAGACCTGTCATGTCAGACTTAAGGGAGTCAGGAAGCATTGAGCAAGATGCTGATATTGTCGCCTTTTTATATCGTGATGATTACTATACTGACAAATCTGACGATCAGCCAGAAAGTAATCTGACTGAGTTGATTATCAAGAAAAATAGGCATGGCAGTCTTGGCACTGTTAACCTATATTTTCATAAAGAGTACACTAAATTTTCTAGTGTAAGGGAGGAAAAACATGATTAAAAAGAGTGAAGTCACAGGATTTCTAGCCTTCTTTAAATTTCCAAAGCCATTCATCTATGATGAAAAATATAAGGTATTGAGCAATAACGCTAAAATGCTCTATATGCTTCTGTTTGATAGACTAGAACTATCTTTAAAAAATGGCTGGCATGATAAAGAAGGCAATGTCTTTCAGTATTACACAAATGACCAGCTGATGATTGACTTGAATTGCAACAGTAACAAAACAATTATCAAAATCAAAAAGGAATTAAAAAATGCTGGTCTAATGACAGAAGTCAGACAAGGAATGAACTTGCCAAACCGTATTTATCTTGAGGCTCTTAATGGAAGTGTAGAAAATACATTTCAGGAAGTGCAAAAAGTACATCTTGGAAGTGTAGAAAATACACTTTCGGAAGTGCAAAAAGTACACACAATCAAGACTGAGAATACTAAGACTGAGAATAACAATAATAAATTGTTGATTTGTAAGGAAGTTATCTCATATCTGAACTTGAAAGCTAAGAAGAATTTCAAGGTTGATACTGCTAGCCACCATAAGTTCATCAAGGCACGGCTCAAAGAGGGCTACACTTTGGAAGATTTCAAGAAGGTGGTTGACATCATGTCAGCCAAATGGATTGGCACTGAGTATGAGCAATATCTTCAACCTCAGACTCTCTTTGGTAATAAGATGGACAACTATCTGAATACAACAATGCCAAGAAGGCCACAGTTGTTAGCTAATGCAGTTGATGAAAGGTTGGGCTTTTAGATGAATCCATTTAAGAATTTTGAAACCAGGCAAGTTTTGGATGAAACTTGTGAGGTGCACCGTTGCCAGTTGTGGCTGACTAAAGTACCGATTAAGGGACGGCTTGAAGAACTCAAGCAATGTCCAGAGTGTACCAAGGCTGCTATCAATATCTTTGAAAACAAGCTGAACAGCCAGAGCAAAATCAACAGCAAACTTGCTGATACCTATGCTGTCTTTGAAAGAGATAGTCTGGTATCAGATAAGCTAAGAGGTAAGAACCTTGAGAACTATGAAATCAAGGATGATATTGACCAGCAAGCTATCAACTACGCTAAGCGAATGGAACAGTTCTACCGACAGGATAGAACAGGCAATGCTATTATTACTGGTCCATCTGGTGTCGGTAAGAGTCATCTGACTTACGGCTTGGCCAAATTCATGAACGAACAATTTAAAGCATACGAATCACCAAAATCTGTCCTTTTCATCTCACTGGTAAGCCTTTTTACAAAAATAAAAGAAAGCTTCAAGGTTGACAATGGGTACAGACAGGCTGACATGATTGAGTTACTAACTAAGGTTGATTACCTCTTTCTGGACGATTTGGGCAAGGAGAGTCGCAAAGGCGACAGCCAGAACAATGAGTGGACTCATCAAATACTGTATGAGATTTTGGACAATCGGAGCAACACGATCATCAACACGAACCTGAGCAGTAAGGAGATTAAGGCCTTGTATGCTGACAATTATGGCAACGGTGCTTTGTCTAGTCGGATTCTTGAGGGTGTGACTGGAAATAGCTTTGCTTATCCGAAGGATATGGAAGATAGGAGGTATTGATGTTTAAACTACAACATATTGTTAATGGGTTTTATCCAGTTACCGTTGGTAATTTTGATAATGTTCAAGATGCAGTTGATGCCATCAAGTCGCATGTTAGAGCTAACTCCGCAATCATAAATCCACGATATGCAAAGAGCATGAGTGGCGAAGCTATCAGAATTGACTATGGAGCAAAGGATTGCTATTACTTGTTAACCTTGATAAACGAGGCTAATGGATGCTAGAACAGGTGGAAACATGACCAAAGAAGAATTAATTGAAGAAATAGAAGATGAAATCAATGACATAGATCTTTTGATTGACGATTACCAATGTGAAATTGACGAATTAGAACGAGATGTAGATGAATTAGATACTCGAAAAGATATTTTGGTGCGTAAATTAGAGAGCCTATTGGAAAGCGTGGAAGAATGACAGTAAAAGAATTAATCGAAAAATTGCAGGAATATCCCGACTGGTTAAATGTAAAGTTGAGACTTTTTGATGTTGATTTGTTAGAAGCTGCATACGAAGCTAATAATCCCCGTCGAGATGATGTTATATCGGACGAAAAAGAAACAATAAATGTTGATCGTACTGATTTAAACGAATTAGAAATTTCAGCGCAAGGGTATTAGAGGTGGAAGAATGACAGAAGAACAGATGATTGCTTGCTTGCTTTATGAGTTAGTAAAAAAAGACAAAGCAATCGAGAAGAAAAACATCATTATCGCTGTACTAACAGTCATGCTGTGTCTCGTGTCTGTTTTTAGCATCGCACTACAAAACCACTACGAACCGCAAATCACTGGTTTGCAGTCGCAATTACGCAGGACACAAAAACAGCTTAAACGTGCTAGCGAGGATAGAGCTAGACAGACAAAACGGATTGCGGAATTGACTGGGAATGGGGGGTAGTGTGAGACGTAAATCCATAAGTAAAAAGACTAGGCAACTTGTCCTTGAAAAATATGATTGTCGCTGTGCTTATTGTGGGAAAAATTTAAACATAAAAACACTAAGAGTTGACCACTTAGAACCATTTAGAAATGGCGGCGCTGATGATATTAGCAATTATATGCCAGCTTGCCAATCGTGTAATTTTTATAAGTCAACATTATCACTTGAAAAATTTAGAGAACAGTTAAAAACAATACATGAAAGAATTATGCAACCTTTCATAAGTAGGTTAGGCGCTGATTATGGAATTGTTGAAGTAAAACCTTTTGACGGTAAATTTTACTTTGAAAAACTAGAAATGGGGGATAGGGTATGATTGACGAAATTTTAAAAAGACTTAATAAAGAATTTGACAATGATCTGGATAATTACGAACAAGAAAGATACGCTGGTTATATGGATGCAATAGGTGTAGCAATTGAAATTGTTGAAGAAGTTAAGCGAGGTAGCAAATGAATATTGAAGAAGCGAAAAAAATAGTAGACAAATTGTCAGTAGATAGTGATGAGCTTTGGAAGATTCCAATGATTCCAGCCCATAAGGTAAAAGCCTTGCTTGACACACTTGACCAACCAAAACCAGAAGTCCCGCAGTTTGTGGCTGAGTGTTTGGAAGAAGATAAAAAACGTAATTTAGTACCTAGCCAATACACAAATGAAGTGTTTGAATGGATGAAAGAAGATAACAATGCTTTTGTCTATTTAGATGCTTGGGTAAATGGCTACACAGTCAAAAAAGAAAAGAAATATAAAGTCAGAGATAAACGACTAAGCCCTAACCAAAATTACTTAAATTTTGATAAGAATAGCGAATGTTGGTTCTTTTCTAACGGAATTGGTACTTTATCTCTTAATGCTAGCCACACTAGAAAAGCTTTAGAAGAATCAGGTTTTAATGTATTCGATGACGATAATTACGAAGTTATTGAGGTGACGGAATGAGATTTGTTAAGCCTAGCACAATCAGAAATGATGATTTATTTATTATTTGGAAATAGTGGTGATCAAAATGAATAATTTAGAAAAAATTAGGGAAGAAAAAGGAATTTCAGATGTTGAGTTGTCATCTGTTGTCCAAAAAATACTTGAAGAAAAATACATTAAAGGTTTACGATTTGAACAAGTAAATGCCCTAACAATTATGTGCGAGTTGGGTTATATCCACTTTGACAAGAGACTATCTGAAGTTTACGAACAAGCACTAAATAGCATAGGAGATTATAAAAAATGATCAATAACGTTGTCCTGATTGGCCGCTTAACAAAAGATGTTGAGCTACGCTATACACCAAGTCAAGTAGCTTGCGCACAGTTTACTTTAGCAGTTAATCGTAATTTTAAAAATCAAGATGGACAAAAAGAAGCTGATTTTATTAATTGTGTGATGTGGCGACAAGCTGCTGAAAATTTAACAAATTGGACTAAGAAGGGCCATCTGATTGCTATAACAGGACGCATTCAGACCCGTAACTATGAGAATCAGAATGGTCAACGTGTTTACGTGACAGAAGTGGTTGCCGAAAGTTTTCAAATTTTAGAGAAGCGTGATAATACAGCTAATACTAATAGCTTGGCAGATACCATGCCAGACTATGGACCAGAACCAGATTTACCATTTTAGGAGTAATTAATAAATGATATATTTACAAGGCGAAGGTATAAAACCAGAAGATATGACTATTGACATGAGTGGGGTTCAGGCATTACAGTCAACCATTGACTATATCAACTTTTTAGAATCAGAGAAAAACAGATGCTATAAAGAGTTGGAAGATAACGAAGCTTGTATTGCCAGACTCAAACAGTCGAATATAGAGCTAACTCAAAAAGTTGTTGATGTGACGTGGAAGGATATGAGAAGGGTAGCTAAAGCTCGGTTATCTCGTAGAAAATATGGGGTTAAAATCGGATGAAACTAAGAATTAAATACTTACGTCAAGCATTAGGCTTAACTCAAAGTGCTTTTGCTGCTAAAGCTCACGTTCACAAAAATTTGGAGAAACACAGATGAACAAAAGAATCAAGAAGAAGAAAGCTAAGCAAGCTGAACTAAAGAAACAACAAGAGGCGGAGCAGTTTTGGCAAGATCCTGAGAAAGTTCATCAAGTATTGTATTTAGTAGCTACAACTTTTAGTAACGTTTTTACAAACTTATCAGTAGTTTTTGCTAATGCAGCTAAAATTTGGAGAGAATGGGGAGAACAATTTGACAAAGAAAACAGCAATCAGAAGTAGACGAGATTATCTTGAGTTCGAACTAGAGGCTAAGTATCTTAGAATTGATAGGCTAATTGGTCAGCGTCGTCATGAACTAGAACGAGTTTACGCTGTTAAGAATTTGACTATACCAGGCATTGATGATTCAGGAGCCAGCCGCAGTGGAACAACAACTAACACGTCTGAAAATCTAGCTATTGCCTATGCAAGTGATCCTATGATTTTGAAACTTGAAGAGTTTCAGAAAGCAATATCTCAGCTATTGGAAGTGCTAGAACCTGATGATAAGAAAATTTTCCATCTTAGGTGGGGTGAGCACACTGGATATGATTGGATTCAAGTTTGGCATATCATGGAGAATGGCGAGACTGGTTATCTATACAGGCATAGCAAGCAGATTTACAGAAGACGTGAAGTCATCCTTGACACACTCGCCAAATTACTTTTCATGTAACTTGTCAAAAAAATGGGTAGTATTGACAGAAACAATCTGATAGATTGATAGTGTTGCTAAGCACCGAGGAAAACTTGGTGCTTTATTTTTTTGTGAAAGGAGCAAGGCAATGAATATTGTTGAACCGCTTAGAGACAAAGATGACATTCAGGCAATGAAAGACTATCTCTCATCATGGAATGAAAAATACTATATGCTGTTTTTACTTGGTATCAATACAGGTTTCCGTGTTGGCGATATTCTGAAACTGAAGGTCAAGGATGTTCAGGGATGGCACATTAAGGTAAGGGAACAGAAGACTGGAAAATACAAGAGTATTAAGATGACAAGACCTTTGAAGAATGAACTGAGGGATTTTGTCAAAGGTAAGGAACTTCATGAGTATCTTTTCCAGAGCCGTGTTGGGAAAAATAAGGCTCTCAGCTATAAGACGGTTTACTGGTTTCTTAAGAGAGCTGCTGAAGATCTTGGAATTGACAATGTGGGCACACACACTATGCGTAAAACATTTGGCTATCACTACTACAAAAAGTACAAGAACGTTGCTGACTTGATGTCGCTATTTAATCATTCAAGTCCAGCAGTTACACTAATCTATATCTGTGTAAGGCAAGATGAGCTTGATACGAAGATGAGTAATTTTAGCCTCTAATATTTTTTGATTTTTTCAACTATCCATAACGAGGAAGTTTCTAGTTTATATTTTTGGGATACCTTGAAGCCTTGGTATTTCTGATTTTAAAAGCTGAAACAAAACTGGATAAAATATAAGATATAGATAGTTCAGTATGGTTATTTTACATAATTTGAAAGGACAGACAATGATAAAAGAATATCGTGATAAATTTCTTAATGAAGATGCAGTAGCACAACTAAACCTAGATATTTTAAATAACCCGAATGTATCATTTGAAATATTAGGTTATTCTCGTGTCACTATTGATAGACAGATTGATTGCATATCTACTGGCATTCTAGTTAAGTGGGGAAAGGGATTTAAGTAAAATAATTTATCTTGTCAAAAAAAGGGGTATTATTGACAAACGCAATCTGATATATTTGTATCATGATAATTTTGAAGAGATCGGCGGTTGCTGATTCTCTTTTTTTGTTGGAGGTAAGCATGAGACCAAAAAGGTATCCGTACTCGTTGACTAGTGAGGTTCTAGTTGACACGTCAGCGATTTATGCATGGGACAAGCCAATGTATAAGATGATTTCGTTCATGAACAGATTCACAGGAGAAATCCGAGTTGAATCATTCAAGCTATGACATTCAAGAATCCTAAACACTCTGACTGGTTCAGAGCTTGGCAGATTAAGTTCTATAACTCCAAGCCATGGAGAACTTTAAGAAATAAAGTCAGACACCATAAAAGAATGCGTTGTGATATGTGTGGTCGATTGATTCATGGCAAGAGTATCGTTGACCACATCATCGAGATTGACGAATCAAACTATCAAGATGAATCTATCACTCTTAACGAAGATAACTTGCAATTACTTTGTCTCGAGTGCCATAACACAAAAACTTTCCAGAATAAAATAAATCTAAATTTAGAAAATCGGAAAATAAATTTATTTTGATTTTTTTATTTGTGGATCCCCCCTATTTCAATTTTGCGAGCGCTAGAATAATAACGGTGTCAATCCTCTTGTGTACCTCTCCCCCAAAATTGACGAAAATTGATACAAGAAAGGAGCATGATTTTGAAAATCAATGAAGTTTTAGAAAAGCTAGGAATAAGTCGTGCTACCCTTACCAGGTATCGAAAAAAGCTAGGCATATTTGAAGAAACTAGGTCAAATATCACCAAAAGTCAATTCAAAGAGTTGGAAAAGCTTGCCAATCAACGGCAAAAGTACACCAGACAGGAACGTGTTGAGTTATCTCGTAAGACTTTCAAGCTGATTCCAAAAGAAAAAATGCTAGAAATCAGTGATAATGATTCGGTTGGGTTAAAAAACCTCAAAACTCAATACAATCACAATCAAAAAGTGATTGAAAACTTCCAGCTTGAAATCAATAAGGTCATCAATGACGGTGAGCTACCTGATAAGTACCTACTTGATGGAATGGAAAAGTATCAAAAGCTTAACATGCAGATCATGTCAACGATTGAAAAGCAAAGTCCACAGGGTGACAGCCTCAAAGAAATGATTCAGGAGAAGTTAGCACGTTATGGTTGAGATGAAATATTTTGATAAGTATGCTCAGCTCATCTATACTGGTAAGATTCGTATTTGTAAGCTCACAATGAAATCAATCAGACGTGTTGAGCGATACAAAGAGCAATACATCTTCAAACAGGAGGAAGCTGACAAGCGAATTGAGTTCATTGAGGAAGAGTGTAGCAATACCAAAGGTCTTGCTGGTAAGTTACGCTTGGCATTACCTCAAAAGGTTTGGTTAGAAACAACGTGGGGCTTTTATCACACGGTTGAGGTTACTAAGACCAATCCTGATACCTTGGAAGAATACACAGATTATGAAGAAAGGCGTCTCATTCATGAGGTGCCTATTATTGTGCCTCGTGGTACTGGCAAAACTACTCTTGGTTCGGCCATTGGTGAGGTTGGTCAAATCATTGACGGTGAGTGGGGGGCTGATATTCAGCTTCTGGCTTACAGCCGTGAACAGGCTGGCTATTTGTTCAATGCTTCCAGGGCAATGTTGTCGAATGAAGAAAGCTTGCTGCACTATATGCGTGAGGCTGACATCCTACGGTCAACCAAGCAAGGTATCTTGTATGAAACAACTAACAGTCTTATGTCTATCAAGACTTCTGACTACGAAAGCCTTGACGGTACTAATGCTCACTACAATATCTTTGATGAGGTGCACACTTATGATGATGACTTCATCAAGGTTGTGAATGATGGTTCCAGCCGTAAGCGTAAGAATTGGATAACCTGGTACATTTCCACAAATGGAACAAAGCGTGACAAGCTTTTTGATAAGTATTACAACATCTGGGTAGATATCCTTGATGACAAGATTATCAATGATTCTGTCATGCCTTGGATTTACCAGTTGGATGATGTGTCAGAGATTCATGACCCTGATATGTGGCAGAAAGCTATGCCTTTACTTGGTATCACGACAGAGAAAGAAACCATCGCTCGTGATATTGAGATGAGCAAGAATGATCCAGCACAACAGGCTGAGCTGATGGCCAAGACATTCAATCTTCCTGTTAACAACTACCTGGCATACTTCAGTAATGAAGAATGTAGGGGGTGGACAGATAAGTTTGATAAGAGTTTATTTGTCGGAAATGATGAGCGGAGTGCTCGTTGTGTGCTTGGTGTTGACTTATCAGATGTCAATGATATTTGTTCTGTCTCATTCATGGTGGTGCGTGGTGAAGAGCGTCAGTATTTGAACAAGAAATTCATGCCACGTCACACAATTGAAGGTCTTCCAAAAGAACTGAGGGACAAATACGCTGAGTGGGAACTTAGTGGCCAGCTTCATGTTCATGAGTTGGACTACAATGACCAGGCCTATATCTTTGAAGAATTAAGGCAGTTCATGAGTGAGAATAGGATTCTTCCTGTTGCAGTTGGTTATGACCGTTGGAACGCTAAGGAGCTTATCCGCTTATTCAATGACTATTATGGGGATATCTGCCACGATATACCACAGACAGTCAAGAGCTTGTCAAATCCTTTAAAGGTTTACAAGGAAAAGGCTAAGATGGGTAAAATCATCTTTGACGATCCTGTGGCAACTTGGAACCATGCCAATGTCCGTGTCAAGATAGATGCGAATAACAACGTATTTCCAAATAAAGAAAAGGCAAAAGAAAAGATTGACGTCTTTGCTAGTCAGCTAGATGCCTTTATCTGTTATGAAAATTTCAAGGAAGACTTGAGCTACTACTTTGATTGAGGTGAATAATGAACAACTATTTGAATAATTTGAAGGAGGTTTTTACTAGGATTTTCCGTCCAAACAATCGGAAATCTACAAGAACCTATCTTCAAAGAAGTATCTCCTACTGGCGTAGGAACTCCATCTATTTGGATAACATCTACAATAAGATTTCAACTGACACAGCTCAGTTAAGGTTTAAACATGTCAAGATTACTCGTAACCCAGGCGGTGTCGATTCGATGGTTTGGTATGAGCATAGTGATTTGGCTGAGGTGCTAACAGTTTCACCAAATCCATTAGAAGTGCCTGTTGTCTTTTGGTCAAATGTAACTAGGGCCATGTTGCGTGACGGTGTGGCGGTTGTTGTACCACGTTGGGAAAATGGCCGACTGATTGAAATATGGCTTGCTAAGAAGACAGTGACTTGGACAGCCGAGAGCGTGGAGCTTATGCTTGATGATGTTGCTGTTGAGCTTCCTCTTACTGATGTGTGGGTATTTGAAAATCCTAAGTTGAATGTCACGGCTCAACTCAATCAGATTACTGAGCTTATTGACATTAACTTGAATGCTTTGACAGAAAAGCTTAGCGATGGCAATTCTAGCTTGAGGGGTTTCTTAAAGCTACCAACTAAGACAGCTGATGAACATTTGAAGCAACAAGCCAGAAACCGTGTTGATAGTATGCTGGACTTGGCCAAGAACGGTGGCATTGCTTATCTTGAGCAAGGCGAAGAGTTCCAGGAACTTAGCAAAGACTATTCTACTGCTTCCAAGGAAGAATTAGAGTTCTTGAAATCACAGCTTTATAATGCTCATGGTATCAATGAGAAATTATTTACCTGTGATTATACTGAGGAACAATATAGAGCCTACTATTCTAGCGTCATGAAGTTGTATCAGCGTGTCTATTCTGAAGAAATCAATAGAAAATACTTCACGAAGACAGCACGGACTCAGGGCAATAAGCTACTGGTCTTCTTTGATATGGCTGACATGATTTCATTTAAGGATTTGGTTGAAGGTGGCTTCAAGTCCAAATATGCTGGACTGATGAACTCAAATGAGTTCCGTGAAACCTATCTTGGTTTACCTGGCTATGAGGGCGGGGAAGTATTTGAAACCAACCTGAATGCGGTGCGTATCGGTGCAGAAGAATCTGAGTAGAAATCTGAAGGGTGGGCGGTTGGCATATCTTTCACGAAAGGAGGTAAGCAATGGAAAAACTAAAAACCTTTGTCGTGAAGTCAGTTGAGGATGAATCAGCTGACTTTCATTTTGAGGCTTACGCTTCAACCTATGACAATACAGACAGAGAAGGCGATGTGATGGCTAAGGGGTGTTTTGATAACACTCTGAAATCTAAGGCTGTTGTCCCTATGTGTCTTAATCATGACCGTAACCGTGTTATTGGTAAGCATGAATTGTCTGTGGATGAAAAAGGCTTGCGAACACGTTCAACATTTAATCTTAGTGATCCAGAGGCTAAGAAAACTTATGACCTCATGAAAATGGGGGCATTGGATAGCCTGAGCATTGGGTTCTTTGTTAAAGATTATGAGCCTATTGACGCTAAGCAGCCTTACGGTGGATTGATTTTCAAGGAAGTTGAAATCTTTGAAATTTCTGTTGTGACCGTGCCAGCTAACCCTCAAGCAACTGTTGACAATATTAAGGGTTTTGATATGTCAGTGATTGATAAGCGAATCGCTCAGGCGAACATGAGGCAAGAAATCATGAGTAAACTTGCAAAAATTTAAAGGAGACATGATGAAAAAATCACTCGTTGAGCTGTTGGAAGCTCGTCAAAAAGCAACCGATGAACTGGCTGAGGTAAAACTTAAAAAAGCCACTATTGAAGCTAAGATGAAATCTTCAACCAATGAAGATGATGACTTGGAACAGTTAAAAACTGATACAGATAATTTAGTTACTCAAGCAACAGATATTAAGAAAACTATTGCTGAGCTAGATTCTGACATTGAAAAAACTGAGGGAGAGCTTAGCAAAGCTGCCACCATCATTAAAGAAAAACAGAAAGGTAAAACACCTATGGATTATTTGAAAACCAAAACTGCTGCCCTTGATTTTGTTCGTATTCTCATGGATAACGAAGGCAGCGCAAGCAGTGCTCGTAAAGCGTGGGAGACTAACCTAGTTGAAAAAGGAGTAACTAATCTCACTAAGATTCTTCCTGATCCGGTTCTTATTGCTATTCAAGATGCCTTTGTTAACTACAATGGAATTTTGAATCACGTTTCAAAAGACCCACGTTATGCCGTACGTGTTGCTCTTCAAACTCAGATAGCTAAAGCTAAGGGCCATAAATCAGGTAAGACTAAAAAGGATGAGGAGTTCGCTTTTACAGATTTTACTATCAATACAGCTACTGTATATATCAAGTATGCCTTTGAATATGCTGACTTGAAAAAAGATACTACAGGAGCCTACTTCAATTATGTCATGAAAGAACTTGCTCAAGGTTTCATTCGCGCTGTTGAGCGTGCTGTCGTTATTGGAGATGGTTTGGGTTCAAATGCTGATGATAAAATCACTGATATTAAATCTATTGCTGAAGAAAGTGAAACAGCTCTTTTTGAGACTCAAGAAATTAATGTAACAGGTGATTTTGATAACACTGTACTTGAATCTCTTGTATCTGGTATCGATAAGATTGCTGCAACTACTACACCAATTCTTGTTACTTCGAAACAGATTGCTCGCAAGTTGAAGACGGTTAAAGATGCAGAAGGTCGCTACCTTGATCCTCAGCCGTTTGCTCCAATTGCAACTACTGGAAATGTCATTGCTGGGTATCAGGTTTATGTGTACGATTGGATGGATGACGCGACAAATCCAATTATTGCTTTTGCTGACCAAGCTTACAAAATGATTGGTGATGATGTTTCTGCTGATCGCTTCGAAGATTACGATGTAACGGTTAACCGTCGTCATATTGAACTTGCAAGTGTTATGGGTGGCCGTTTAGCTCAATATAAGTCAGCTGTTAAGTTTACTAAAAAAGAAGACTAAAAGTTAGAAAGAGGCGTCAATGACGGAAATCTTTAAAACTCTCAAAGAGATGGTAGAAGTTGACGTTGAAGAGGATATTTTTGACGTACAACTTTTACGATATATTAACAGTGGGATTTCATATTTACAGCGGAATGCTATTCCAGTTGTCAAGATTGAGGAAAATTCTAAGTTGACAGACTGGCCAGACATTGAGGAAGAAGACAAGGAGACTATTCTTGACTGGCTACATCTCAGATGTGTGCAGCGGTTTGACAAGTCTCTGATGACTGGTGGGGTAACAACCATGGAATGGATAGACAGTGAGCTGACCAACATCTTGTACCAGCTCAAGGCTATCTATGAGGTCAAGCCATGAAGTCATCACGAGTTGCTATCGTCCTATGCTATGATGAGCGTGTCGAGATGGAAAAGGGTGTCTGGGAGAAAAAGACCGTAGAAAAGAAAGTCAAAGCTGAAAAAGAGAAAATTTATCAGCGAAGGCTTGATAAAGCGATGGCAGACGGTCAAGTTCTGACTGCTAGGTTTAGTGTTCGTTCAAACTATGTGACTGACACTCTGGACTATGTCAAATACAATGGCAAAGAGTACAAGGTTAACATTGGCACAGAATCAGATGATGGTCATTACACTATCATTGAACTTGGAGAATTGAAATAATGGCCAAAAAGTTTTTCACTAGACAAGATATTCAAGCACTTCTTGAAACAAACACTTTGAAGGCTAATGTCTTCTACATGGAGCGAGAAGAGAAATCTTCTCCTGACAATGTCATTTTGTATTATCGGTTAATACCAGGCAGTAGTATTACTGCTGATGATAGAGTACACATGAGAAAAGTGACTGTGCAAGTCAGTCACTATCACAAGAAGAAGCTGGACAGCATTGAGAATTTGATGCTGTCTCATTTTATGTGTGAGCCAAATCAATTGAATCTAAAACAGCCTGATACTGATTATTTACTGACAACTTATAGACTTGAGGTATTTACAAGTGGGAAGTGGTAGCGTGAAGATGACACCGCTAAAGGTGGATATCAAAAATCAAGTTTTAGATAATATCAAGAAAGCTGCTCAAAGTACAGAAAGTGACATTAGAACTGGAAGCCCTAGACGAAACGGTGTTTATGAAAAAGGGTGGACTCACGACATCATAGAAGAAAATGCTGTTGTGCATAATAACGGGAAAGAAAAAACTCTATCCCACTTATTAGAGAATGGGCATGCTACCAAGAACGGTGGCTTTGTTGCTCCTAGAGAACACATCAGACCAGCCTATCTCAAAAATAAAGAAAAATTCCTTAATGATATGAAATCCATTAAAATTACACCAAAATAAGAAAGGAATCTTATATGACTTATCAATATGAAACAAGGGAAGTTACACATGGTAATGCAACTGGCTTTTTTGCTAAGATTGCGAAGACCGAAGAAGGTGCACTAGACTTACAAAAGCCTTATCCATTTACTGGGCTACGCAGTACATCATTTGAAACCTCACAGGAATCTAATGCGTATTATGCTGACAACGTAGAACATGTTCGCTTGCAAGGCAAGAAATCCACAGAAGGGTCCATCACAACCTATCAAATCCCAAAACAATTTATGATTGACCATCTTGGGAAAAAATTGACAAAATCCACTCCACCAGCTCTTATTGATACTGGTATCAACACAAATTTTATCTGGGGTTACGCAGAGACTGTTACTGATGAATTTGGAACTGAGATCGAAGAGTTCCATATTTGGACGAATGTTAAGGCTTCTGCACCAAAAGGTAGCACAACAACTGATGAATCTTCTGCAAAACCAAAAGAAATTGAAATCCCTTGCACTGCATCACCAAATAATTTCATCCTAGATTCTGAAAAGAAACCTGTATCTGAAATTGTTTGGCGTGATGATAATAAAGGAACCGTCCGTACTAAATTTGATAAATTATTTGATACAAAAACATCAAGTAAATTAATCGATTTTATTAACGAAGCTCTTGGAGTATCATCAACCGTTGGGATTGGGAGGTAATTAATGATCAAGAAAGAACTATCATTCCTAGCATTCGATAGCTATGGAGAAGAGAGAGAACACACTGAGACAGTGCGTTTTCTTTATTCTTTACCAGCTATTAAAATGTACGAAAACAGAACTGGCCGCAACTTTTTTGATGATAACCAGAAAGCACTTACAGCTTATACAAAACTTGCTCTTTCATCGGGTATCAATGGTAAGCCTACTGATTTAACCGATGAGGAGAAAATCAAATTGATGCCACTGCTTATGGAACCTGACTTTATGAATTTTTTAACTGAAGTTATCCCTTGCTTATATGGTGAAGTGGAAAATGGCAGACTGATACAGAATGAGCTGACAGCTGAAACAGCTTCGCTGGCTCCTTGGTTTGGCGATTTGCTTGATATTGGTTTTTTCGCAGACCTATTCTATGAATTTAATCGTAGTAGGGCAAAGGTGCCACAGGATAGAAAAAAGCAGCTTCAGAAGTAGTAACTTCTGAAAAAATCTATAAAGTTGTCTTTGAAAACAGGATAGATGTTTTTTGGGCGGAATCTCAACATTTTAATTATTTGATGGGGACAATCCACCAAATGAATATTAATCATGAAGAAAAGAAAATATTATCAAATGCTGATTTACTCAGCGTGATGTCAAATTAAACAAGAAAGGAGGGAATCTATGGCTGAAACATTTGAGGGTTTATATGTCAAATTTGGTGCAAATACTGTTGAATTTGATAGGTCTGTTAAAGGTATCAATAGTGCTTTGTCTAGCTTAAAGAGAGACTTTAACAATATCAATAGGCAACTTAAGATGAATCCTGATAACGTTGACCTGTTGAATCGTAAATTAGTTAATTTGCAAGAACAGGCTCGTGTCGGTGCTATGAAGATTGTTGAACTCAAAAAACAGCAGAAAGCACTTGGTGAGTCTGAAGTAGGGTCAGCACAGTGGAATAAGTTACAACTTGAAATTGCTAAAGTTGAATCACAAATGAAGGCTGTTGATAAGGCAATGGAGTCAACTAAACAACATATCCAAGATGTTGGAGATCCAAAGTCTATTTTGAACCTCAATAAAGAGCTTAGCAATGTTGCTAAGGAACTTGATATTGTCAATCAGAAGTTAGAGCTAGATCCTGATAATGTTGAATTAGCAGAACAGAAAATGAAACTGCTTGCTAAACAGTCTGAACTTGCAGCAGATAAAGTTCAAGAATTAAAAAAAAAGCAAGCTGCTCTTGGTGATGAGAAAATAGGTACTGAAGAATGGCGTCAACTTCAGAACGAAATTGGTCAAGCTGAAGTTGAAGTTCTAAAGATTGACCGTGCTATGGACAATCTTGGTGCGTCAAGTAAGTCTGCTAGTGGGGATATCAAAGAAGCAACAAACTATCTAAAGGCAGATGTCATGATGGATGTTGCTGATATGGCTGGTCAGGTTGGACAGAAAATGGTCGATGCTGGGAAGCTTACGGTAGATGCTTGGTCTGAAATAGACGAAGCAATGGACACTGTCACAACTAAAACTGGTTTGACTGGTGATGCTCTGCTAGATCTCCAAGAAATCGCTAAAGATATTGCTACTGGCATGCCTACCAGTTTTAAAAATGCAGGTGATGCAGTTGGAGAATTAAACACGCAATTTGGCTTAACTGGGGAAAAACTAAAAACTTCATCAGAGCTACTCATTAAGTATGCTGAAATCAATGGTACAGACATTTCAAACTCTGCTATTTCTGCTAAACAGGCTATTGAAACTTACGGATTGACCGCTGAAGATTTGGGAATGGTCCTAGACAATGTAACTAAAGTTTCACAGAATACAGGTCAGTCTGTTGATACGATTATACAGAAGGCTATTGATGGAGCACCACAAATCAAAAACTTAGGATTGTCTTTTGAAGAAGGAGCTGCTTTAATTGGTAAGTTTGAAAAAAGTGGTGTTGACTCATCAGCAGCCCTATCAAGTCTTTCAAAGGCAGCTGTGAATTATGCTAAAGATGGAAAAACTTTGACTGATGGATTAAACGAAACGGTTAGTGCTATTCAGAATTCTACTAGTGAAACAGAAGCTTTAGGTATTGCCGCAGAGATATTTGGAAGTAAGGCAGCCCCTAGAATGGTAGATGCTATCCAGCGTGGAGCGTTTAGCTTTGATGACTTAGCTTCATCAGCAAAAGATTCTTCTGGAACTGTCGCTACTACATTTGATGCAACATTAGATCCAATTGATAAGCTGACACAGTATTCTAATCAGGCAAAAGAAGGAATGGCAGAACTGGGTGGCAAGTTACTAGATACTGTGATTCCATCTTTGGAACCGTTGATGGGAATGCTTGAATCTGCTGTCAATTGGTTTACAAGCCTAAATGAGACTGATCAGCAAACAATCACTATTCTTGGTTTGGTTACGACAGCAGTTATGATATTACTTGGTGCTATTGCACCCCTAGTTATTGCCATAGGGGCAATAGGTGCGCCTATTGGAATTGTGATTGCCGCAATAGTCGGTGCTATTGCGGTGATTACATTGATTATCCAAGCAATTATGAATTGGGGAGCTATTACGGATTGGCTCAAGGAAGTTTGGAACGGTTGTGCTAATTGGCTTGCCGAATTGTGGACCAGTATAGTTACGACTGCCACTGCCGCTTGGTCAGACTTCACTGACTGGCTTTCAGGTTTGTGGTCTTCCGTCGCATCAACAGGTCAATCTCTGTGGTCTAGCTTTACTAGTTCCTTATCCAATATTTTCTCAAGCTTGATTGCGGGGGCGCAGTCGTTATGGTCAAGTTTCACTTCCACACTTTCCAATTTGTGGTCTGGACTGGTCTCAACAGGTTCAAATTTATTTAATAATTTGAGTAGTACGATTTCAGGAATTTTTAATGGCATACTTTCAACAGCAAGTAACATCTGGAATTCTATAAAATCCACTATTTCAAATGCGATTGAAGGGGCAAAAAATGCAGTTTCTAATGGTATCAATGCCATTAAAAACCTATTTAACTTTCAAATTAGATGGCCACATATACCATTACCTCATTTTCGTGTCAGTGGATCAGCTAACCCTCTTGATTGGCTGAAAGGCGGTGTGCCAAGCATTGGGATTGATTGGTATGCGAAGGGTGGTATCATGACTAAACCAACCCTATTTGGTATGAATGGTAATCGTGCTATGGTTGGTGGTGAAGCTGGTGCTGAGGCCATTTTACCATTGAACAAATCAACTCTTGGAGCTATTGGTCAAAGTATTGCTAACACTATGAATACTGACAACAAAATCAATATTAACTTTACTGGAGTGACAGTTAGAGAAGAAGCAGACTTAGGCAAGTTAGCAAATCTAGTCGGAAACCGTATTGCTGAGGAGTTACAACGTAAAACTAACCTAAAAGGGGGTCTGGTGTGACAAAAATAAATGAGCTTACTATTGACGGTGTAAAAACGTCATCATTTAAGTGTGATGTACTAGTTGAAACAAGACCTCAAGTTATTGTCTCCTCATCAAAGACAGCTTTATTAGAGCATGACGGAATTAGCGGTGCAATTGTACAATCTAACAGGCACCGTGGGCTAATCAAGAAGCCTTATCATATCACTTTAATTGAACCGAGCGATGAAGAAATTTATCGTTTTTCTGCTCTTTTGAACCGTGAAAAGTTTTGGTTGGAAAATGAACAGGAGCCAAGTATCAGGCTTTGGTGTTATAAGGTTGATAGTTTCGAAATCGGTAAAGATGATTTTGGAGCTTGGGGGGTCGATATTACCTTTATCTGTCACCCAACTAAGTTTTTCAAAACCACTGATACTCAGACCTTTACCAAAAGCGGTGTTTTAAAGGTACAGGGGTCAGCTCTGGCTTTTCCGAAGATTACAGTGGTTGGTCAGAGTGGCTCTGAGACATCGTTTACGGTGGGAGACCAAGTCATTAGTCTTGAAAAGTTATCAGAATCACTTGTGATGACAAATAATCCTGACAATCCTAGCTTTAAGACGGTGAGCGGTAAGCTTATTAAGTGGTCTGGTGATTTTGTTACAGTTGATACAGATAAGGGGCAAAATATTGGTATTGTTCTGGGTTCTGGCATAACTTCCTTAACGCTTGAAACAGTTTGGGGGTGGGCATAGTTGCTTTTTTTACTTGATAAAGATGTGAGAACAGTCAAATGGAATGGTATTCCACTACATGAGTCTATCTCTGCTATTGTCAAAGAAGAATTGAATGGTGATTTTTATATAACTGTCCGCTATCCTATTACGGATTCAGGGATCAATCAGCTTATCAAAGAGGATATGCTGATTAAAGCGCCTGTACCCGTGCTTGGTGCTCAGCTTTTCCGTATCAAGAAGCCTGTTGAGAACGATGATAGTCTGGACATCACTGCCTATCATATTTCTGATGATGTCATGCAGCGGTCAATCAAGCCTGTGAGTGTGGTTGGTCAAAGTTGTGCTATGGCACTGTCTCAGATGGTACAAAATGCCAAGACTGGTTTAGGAGCTTTCTCTTTCACCAGTGACATCATGGATAGCCGAACCTTTAACACGACTGAGACAGAAACCCTCTACTCAGTCCTTATGGACGGTAAACACAGTATTGTCGGAACGTGGGAGGGCGAGCTTGTCCGTGATAATTTTGCTCTCTTAATCAATCGTAGCCGTGGGGCTGATCGTGGGGTTGTTATCACAACCCATAAGAACCTAAAGTCTTATCAACGCACCAAGAGATCTCAGAGCGTGGTCACTCGTATTCATGCAAGGTCAACATTTAAGCCAGAAGGAGCAGAGGAAGAAACCAAGCTCAGCGTGACTGTCGATAGTCCACTTATCAACTCATATCCTTACATAAATGAAAAGGAATACGAGAACAACAATGCTAAGACAGTTGAAGAACTGAGAAAGTGGGCTGAGGCTAAGTTTAAGAACGATGGCATTGACAAAGTGTCTGATGCTATGGAAATTGAAGCCTACGAGCTTGACGGTCAGATTGTTAATCTGGGAGACACAGTCAATCTTAAGAGCAGAAAACATAACGCTGACCTCAACAAAAAGGCTATTGCCTATGAGTTTAACGCTCTGACTGAAGAGTATATCTCCATCACCTTTGACGACAAGCCTGGTGTCAGAGGTGACGGGGTATCTAGTGGTTTGTCCAATGCTGCTGATGCTATTATTGCAACTAGTGTCACAGCACAAGATATAGTTCTTGAACGAGCTATACGTAATTCTAATCAAGCATTTAATGCTAAAGAAGCTAAACTCCGTGAAGAGATTGAAGATGGCATCAAAAAAGCTGAAGCTAATGCCGAGGTCAAAGTTGCTGAGGTTAACGCTAAAGTGCTGGAAGCTGAGGAGCTAGCCAAGGCAGTCGATGAGCGACTCAAAAAATTTTTATCTGATGCTGACACTAAAGAGCAAGATTTTGATAAAAAACTTGAAGAATTTAGAGCGTCTCTTAAAGACCTTGCAGTTGATGAAAAGCAGATTGATGATGCTTTGGCCAAAGCCGGTTTTAGCAAGGACAGCTTAGCTGACATTAAAGCTAAACTGGAAGACACGTCTGAAACTGCCACAATTACAGCTAACATTGTTGGATCAACTGGCGGCACGTTTTACAATCGCAACAGACTGGATGGTGATACTGACAAAGTTATCACTTTTGAACAAGGTTATATTGACATTGCCCATAATGGCGGAGGTTTTGAAGAAGGCAAGACATACACTATCAGCTTTGAGGCAACCTGCGAGCTACTGCGTAAAGTGGGAATCACAGTGACACAGGCTAACATGAAAGGTGCTCGCTTAGTGTTAACACCTAAAAATCCCAAATTAGTTGTCGAGAGTTTTGACTTGACTAAGGATACTGAGACTATCAATGTCTATCCGTTTAGCTACACAGTGCTTGTAACCAGCGACTGGTATAAATCTAAGCAAATAGATTTAAACGCGTCGGAGGTGCAGGAATTGGCCCTTGAGATGGCTTATAAAGATGTGGTTGACGGTAATAATGCCACGATAGCAGGGCAGTGGTCAGACAGCCCGCAAATGATTTTAGATGGAGGTAGTTAATGACTGAAAATATACCATTAAGAGTCCAATTTAAGCGCATGAGCGCTGATGAGTGGGCTCGTAGTGATGTCATCTTGCTTGAGGGTGAGATAGGTTTTGAGACTGATACAGGCTATGCTAAATTTGGTAATGGGAAAAGCAAGTTTAGCGCACTCAAATACCTTACCGGACCAAAAGGTCCTAAAGGAGACACTGGTCTCCAAGGTAAAACTGGAGGAACTGGTCCTCGGGGCCCTGCTGGCAAGCCTGGAACGACAGATTATGATCAACTCCAAAATAAACCAGATCTAGGTGCGTTTGCACAAAAAGAAGAAACTAATAGTAAAATCACCAAATTAGAATCAAGCAAAGCAGATAAAAGCGCTGTTTACTCAAAAGCAGAGTCAAAAATAGAGCTAGACAAAAAATTGAGCTTAACAGGCGGCATAGTGACAGGACAACTACAGTTTAAACCTAATAAAAGTGGTATTAAACCCTCATCTTCCGTAGGAGGAGCGATTAACATTGATATGTCTAAATCGGAAGGTGCTGCTATGGTGATGTATACAAATAAAGATACTACTGATGGACCATTGATGATTTTACGTTCTGACAAAGATACGTTTGATCAGTCAGCTCAATTTGTGGATTACAGCGGTAAGACTAATGCTGTAAATATTGTAATGCGCCAGCCAAGCGCACCTAATTTTTCCTCGGCACTTAATATAACCAGTGCCAACGAAGGCGGTAGTGCGATGCAAATTAGAGGCGTCGAAAAAGCGCTAGGAACGCTCAAAATCACACACGAAAACCCAAACGTTGAGGCAAAATACGATGAAAACGCTGCAGCGTTATCTATTGATATCGTTAAAAAACAGAAAGGCGGAAAAGGTACTGCTGCTCAAGGAATCTACATTAACTCAACATCAGGCACAGCTGGTAAAATGCTCAGAATCAGAAATAAAAATGAAGACAAATTTTATGTAGGTCCAGATGGCGGCTTTCACTCAGGTGCAAATTCAACTGTAGCTGGTAATCTAACAGTTAACTATCCAACATCTGAAAAACATGCTGCGACTAAAAAATACGTAGATGAAAAAATTGCTGAGTTAAAAAAACTCATACTAAAAAAATAGATTAAGGAGGATAAATGAGCAGAGACCCAACATATACAATAAACGAGCACGACTTATCTTTTGCAGATGGTCGTTTTTATGTGACCTTTAAGGCAGATAAGTCAAGTGAGACTGTGAGACTTAACAGTAGTTGCCTTGGCAATACCATAATCAAAAAGCTACAGGTCGAGGATGACAATACAATGCACGACTTTGTAAAGCCTAAAGTTACCACTCAACAAGCTTTTGGACTAGCTCAGCAGGTCAAAGAGCTTGATTTACAGCTAAAAGACCCTAAGTCAGATTTGTGGGGCAAAATCAAGTTCAATAATAAGGCAATGCTAGTCGAGTACGCCAACAAAGAGATGTCAAGTGCCATTGCGCAATCAGCTGAGCAGATATTGTTACAAGTCAAGTCTATTGATGATGAACGATATTCCAAATTTGAGCAAACTCTGAATGGTATCAAACAAACTGTCAAAAGTGAGTCAGTTGAATCCGCACGTACTCAGCTAGCATCAATGTTTGATAGTCGTATTAGTGGACTTGATGGCAAATACAGTCGTTTAAGCCAAACAATTGATAGTCTTAGCAGTCGTCTTGATGATGGTGTTGGTAACTACTCAACGCTATCTCAAAAGGTAAGTGGCATTGATTTACGAGTTAGTAATGCAGCTAATGATGTTTCTCGATTGTCTCAGACAGCACAAGGATTGCAGTCACAAATCACAAATGCAAACCAAAATTACAGCAGTTTGTCTCAGACTGTAGGGGGTCTACAAACAACTGTACATGATAATCAATCAAATGCTACAAGTCGGATTAATCAATTAAGTGATTTAATCAGTACTAAAGTGACTAAGGGCGACGTCGAAACAACTATTGCTCAAAGTTACGACAAGATAGCCTTCGCAATCAGGGATAAACTCCCAGCAAGCAAGATGACTGGCAGTGAGATTATCTCGGCAATCAATCTTGATAGGTCTGGGGTTAAAATCACTGGCAAAAACATCACATTAGACGGTAACAGCTACATCAGCAACGCTGTTATCAAAGATGCTCACATTGCTAACATGGATGCTGGTAAGATTAACACTGGTTATCTTAATGCTAGTAGAATTGCGGCAGAAGCTATCACTGGCGACAAAATCAAGATGGACTATGCTTTTTTTAATAAGCTCACTGCTAATGAGGGATATTTTAGGACCTTATTTGCTAAAAATATCTTTACCACATCTGTACAGGCTGTCACTACGTCTGCGAGTAAGATTACAGGTGGTGTGCTTTCTGCCACGAATGGTGCGAGTAGGTGGGATTTGAATAGTGCAAATATTGATTTTAATCGAGATGCCACAATTAATTTTAACAGCAAAAACAATGCGCTTGTTCGAAAATCAGGTACCCACACTGCTTTTGTTCACTTTAGCAATGCGACACCAAAAGGCTATAGAGGCTCAGCGTTGTATGCGTCAATCGGGATAACCTCATCAGGAGATGGCATCGACAGCGCTTCGTCTGGACGTTTCTGTGGAGTTAGGTTTTTCCGGTACGCTGAAGGGTTACAGCATACAGCAAAGGTCGATCAAGCCGAAATTTATGGTGATGATATTGTCTTTAGCGACGATTTTAACATCGATCGTGGCTTTAAGATGCGGCCTAGCCTAATGCCAAAAATGGTCGACTTAAACAAGATGTACCAGGCAATTTTGGCTCTCGGCCGCTGCTGGCTGCATGCTAATAACACGGCTTGGTCGTGGAATTTTGATACACGCAGCGCAATCATCGCAGAATATAACGCACACATTAATAACTTATAGGAGAAACAATGGATTTAACGCTTAAAAACAAAGATTTAAACACACTATATAGTGTACTAGACAAAATCAAAATCACGAACATGCGAGCAAACCGCGGACGTGCTAAGCTACTCGCAAAAGTAGTCGATAAAATCAAAGAGTACGCCAAGGATGAGGGTGACCTTATTGATCTGTATGCTCAAAAAGACAAAGATGGCAAGTTTGTCATCGATGAGCGCAAAAACATCAAGCTAGCAGACCCGACTAAGATTGATGAGCTCAACGACTTATTGTCCGAACTTGGTAATGAGGACATTACTATCAAAGGCCATGAGTATTCTAAGCGTTTTATCGACTTTTTGGAGTACTTGGCAGAATCGGAAGATGAGTTTACCTCAGACGAAATCATTATCATCGATAACATTTTAGAGGAATTTGAAGAAAGCAAAGGAGAATAACTATGAAGACATTAACACTATCAGGCAAACCTTATCCAATTCATGAAGGCGGTAAAGTTGTAAAAACAGAGGTTCGCTTAATCGGTGACAATGGGCTATTTATCCCCATTGAATTAATCGGTGATCAGACAGCTAAGGGAGCAGATGACCTTATTAAAGAGGGACTAGATGCTTTTGTACGCGAGTATGTGACTAAATACGCCGTGGCGGAATCAGTGCAAAAAGTGGAAGAGTTGAGCCTCGCACAAAAAGAGATTGAGCAAAATGCGGAGCAAGCAAAGGTAACAGCAGAAGCCGCTGAAAAACAAGCTAAATCTCTGGAGCTTGTCATTGCAAAATCTCAAAAAATGGCTAATCTACAAGCAATCCATCTACTAACAAGCGGAAGCAAAGTGGAACCCGATATTTACAAAGGTCTTTTAGAGCTAATCGAGCCAGCCAAAAAAGGTGAGTATCAAGCCTATGATGTCTTTACGGTAGTAGACGAGTCGCACGAAGAGCATGCAGGAGAAGGTAATCTTGTCTTTGTACACGTTAACGAGCCATTTACTTATGACAAACAGACGCTTAAAGAGCTAGAGGAAGAGGATAAAGTCACAGTCATTAAGTATGCGGATTTGGTTAAACAGGATTAGCGAGGTAAGCTATGGCAACAGAGTTGATATTTGGCCTCGGCGGCTTTATTTTAGCTATCGTCACGACTTACAATATTTTTAATGCAAAATCCATCAAGCATGCGACAGATATTACATTGTTGCAGTCTGAGGTTGAGCATTTAAAAATTGTCACTCGGCAAAATGCTAGGCGTCTTGAGGAGCATGATGAGCAAAACAAAACGCTCATCACAATGACAGAGCAAATTAAAAACCTCAATCGTGAGGTAAGAGAACTTAAAGATATTATGAGAGGCGAAGCATGATTAATTTAAAATTACGACTACAAAACAAAGTAACCTTGATGGCTATTTTAGGAGCTATCTTTTTACTGGCACAGCAATTAGGTATTAAACTACCATCAAACATCGCGGATATTGCAAACACAGCTGTAACGCTTTTGGTATTGCTCGGTGTTGTCACAGATCCAACCACGAAAGGCCTGTCAGACAGTGAGCAAGCTTTGACTTACCACGAACCAAAACAATAGGAGGGGACATGCGAGCAATCACACGATTAGCATTAGTTATAGCAATAGCAATACTGTATGTGCCATTATCTGTTGTTGCTCTGATCTTTTATCCATTTTTAGATAAGGAGGACAGATGACCTTTTTAGATAAAATTAAACAAGGCTGTTTAGATGGCTGGACTAAGTATAAAATCTTGCCATCCTTGACAGCTGCTCAGGCTATTTTAGAGAGCGGTTGGGGCAAACATGCACCACATAACGCTTTATTTGGTATTAAGGCTGATGCGAGCTGGACAGGTAAGTCTTTTGACACTAAAACTCAGGAGGAGTACCAGCCTGGTATCGTCACGGATATTGTGGACCGATTTAGGGCCTATGATAGTTGGACTGACAGTATTATTGATCATGGCAAATTTTTAAACGATAATCCACGCTACAAAGCAGTTATCGGTGAGACTGACTATAAAAAAGCTTGTTACGTTATTAAAGCAGCTGGATACGCTACGGCAAGTAGCTATGTCGAACTTTTAATCCAACTGATTGAGGAAAACGACTTACAAAGTTGGGATAGAGAAGCTCTTAAAAATAATAAGGAGGAAACGATGACAACCGCAAACGAAATTGTACAATACTGTGTTAACCTTGCTAATTCAGGCATGGGTGTTGACAAAGACGGTGCTCACGGGACGCAATGCTGTGACTTGCCTTGTTTTGTCGCTAAAAATTGGTTTGGTGTTGATCTTTGGGGCAATGCGATTGATTTATTAGACAGCGCAAGTGCGCAAGGCTGGGAAGTCCATCGTATGCCAACAGAGGCAAACCCAAAAGCAGGCGCTACATTTGTCCAATCAGTGCCGTATCATCAATTTGGACATACGGGAATTGTCATTGAGGATAGCGACGGCTACACTATGCGGACTGTTGAACAAAACATTGATGGCAATGCAGACGCCTTATATGTCGGCGCACCAGCTCGTTTTAATACTCGTGACTTTACTGGCGTTGTTGGATGGTTTTACCCACCATATCAAGGAGATGCCGTTACACAAGCAGTCAGCACAGAGCCACAAACCTCCGACATCATCGTAGAGACACCAAAATCTGGTACCTTTACGCTTGATGTTGCGGAGATTAATATCAGACGTTGGCCAAGCCTAGCCAGTGAAGTTGTAGGCAGCTACAAACAAGGCGATACTGTCAGCTTTGATAGTGAGGGTTACGCCAATGGTTACTACTGGATTAGCTATGTTGGTGACTCGGGTAAGCGAAGCTACATGGCTATTGGGATAACTGACAAAGATGGTAACATTATCAGCCTTTGGGGTAAATTAAATTAAATTAGATAAGACAAACGCCCTCGCTTTGCGGGGGCGGTTTTTTGTTATAACGGACTTTCTTCAAAATGTCGGTTATAATAGACTTTGGTTTTTTAAACTATTATAGTATTCAGTTATTTTGATAACTTTATCAAAAGACATCCCACAAATGTCTGTGCGACCTTTGACATAGTTTGCTAAGGTCTGTTCTGAGATGCCAGTGAACTGTGCTATTTGATAGCGTGAATGACTATTGATGAAATTCATCATCTCTTCCTTTGATAATACTTCAATCATAGATACTCCTTATTTGAAAACCAACCAGAGTATCAATGCAATAAGCAATGACCACACCAAGAAGGCTTTCCAGTCAAAATCATGTTTGTTTACTTTGTATTTTACTTTCATAGCATTTTTTGATAATATTTAAGTACACCCCCGAAGGGGTGGATAGTGATTTCTCACTATCCAATTTCGAAGTGCCATTCAAGTGTTAGGATGATAAGGTTAAGTTTGACGACCACCTTGTTGTTCTTTATCTTGATTGGCTTTTTTAAATACCTAAACATTTGTACTCCTTTCTGTTAGCTTCCTTGTCTAAGGTAACCTCCCCTTACCTTATGTAACTATTATACTATTATATATAATAGTAGTCAAGCGATTTTCCTAAGTTTTTGTATTTTTTGGGGGGCAAATTAGGGGCAAAAACTTTGTAAAAATATGTTTGATATTGGTGAGGTTGGTTTTTTATCTTTTTATTATCCTTGATTTTGTCGCATTTCGTAACTCTTTGTCTCTTTTAGTTGTTATAACGGATGTTGTGTGCTCTTTTTTTGTTGACTTTACTAAAGTAATCTCCTCCTTCTATAGTGTCATCAGTTGTTGAAACCGATTGATATTTTTATTTAGGTTAAGAGGTATAAAACAGGACATAAAAAGTTTTAAATGAAAACAAACATTTTGACAATTATCATATTATCATGTGTTTTTAGCTATGGAAGTCAATTAGCTTATGCAGATGAAAATTTAAAAGATTTAAAAAGAAGTTTAAGGTTTGCCTATAATATTACCCCATGCGATTATGAAAATGTAGAAATTGCATTTGTTACTACAAATAGCATACATATTAATACTAAACAAAAAAGATCGGAATGTATTCTTTATGTTGATTCTATTGTATCTTTAGGCATTACTGATCAGTTTATAAAAGGGGATAAGGTCGATGTTTTTGGTCTCCCTTATAATTTTTCCCCACCTTATGTAGATAATATTTATGGTGGTATTGTAAAACATTCGAATCAAGGAAATAAATCATTACAGTTTGTAGGAATTTTAAATCAAGATGGGAAAGAAACTTATTTGCCCTCTGAGGTTGTTCGCATAAAAAAGAAACAGTTTACTTTACAGGAATTTGATTTTAAAATAAGAAAATTTCTAATGGAAAAATACAATATCTATGATTCGGAATCGCGTTATACATCGGGGAGCCTTTTCCTTGCTACTAAAGATAGTAAACATTATGAAGTTGATTTATTTAATAAGGATGATAAGCTTTTAAGTCGAGACAGTTTCTTTAAAAGGTATAAAGATAATAAGATTTTTAATAGTGAAGAAATTAGTCATTTTGATATCTACTTAAAAACGTACTAGTGCTATTCTCCCCCCCCCTTTTTGCTTTTTAAGTATTCAAATGATTGCCATTTTTAGATAATGAGAGTAAGTAATGTTAAGAAGATAGCATGAGAAAGTATTTACAGGTGATTGGGGCTTCAATTGCCTTTGCGGGTGTGGCCTTATGCATTGATCATATGCATGATGGGGTTATTACCCGTGTTGAAATGATAAAATCCTTAAAATAAGTTATTACGGTAAAGCGGCCTCAGGGCCTTTTTTCATGATATTTTTAGGAAATATGAAATCCTATTTTCTCTTAAAAAACCACTATGATGAGAATATGCTTGCATTGACACATTTTTTATGTCTGAAAAAACGAAAACCTTTTCAAAAAACCTAGCTTTTTCACAGGTGAAAACCACTAAAAACCATTGAAATATTAGATAGAAAAGGTTATCATACTAATGAAACTTAAAATTTTAAGGGAGCGAAACTCATGTCACATATTACATTTGATTATTCAAAAGTCCTCGAGTCATTTGCGGGACAACATGAAATTGATTTTTTACAAGGCCAAGTCACAGAAGCTGACAAGTTATTGCGTGAAGGAACTGGACCAGGTTCAGATTTCTTGGGCTGGCTTGATCTTCCAGAAAACTATGACAAAGAGGAATTTGCACGTATCTTGACTGCTGCTGAAAAGATTAAGGCAGACAGCGAAGTTCTTGTGGTGATCGGTATCGGTGGGTCATACCTTGGTGCCAAAGCAGCGATTGATTTTTTAAATCATCATTTTGCTAACTTGCAAACTGCCAAAGAGCGCAAAGCCCCACAAATTCTTTACGCTGGAAACTCTATTTCATCAACTTACTTAGCTGACCTTGTAGAGTACGTTCAAGACAAAGAATTCTCAGTAAACGTGATCTCTAAATCAGGTACAACCACTGAGCCAGCTATTGCTTTTCGCGTGTTCAAAGAACTTTTGGTTAAAAAATATGGCCAAGAAGAAGCTAACAAACGTATCTACGCTACCACAGACAAAGTTAAGGGTGCTGTTAAGGTAGAAGCTGACGCTAACAACTGGGAAACATTTGTGGTGCCAGATAATGTTGGTGGTCGTTTCTCAGTCTTGACTGCTGTTGGTTTGCTTCCAATTGCTGCATCAGGTGCAGATATTACTGCTCTTATGGAAGGGGCAAATGCTGCTCGTAAAGACCTTTCTTCAGACAAAATCTCTGAAAACATTGCTTACCAATACGCTGCTGTTCGTAATGTGCTTTACCGTAAAGGCTACATCACTGAAATCTTGGCTAACTACGAGCCATCTCTTCAGTACTTTGGCGAATGGTGGAAACAATTAGCTGGTGAATCAGAAGGAAAAGATCAAAAAGGGATTTACCCAACTTCAGCTAACTTCTCAACAGACCTTCACTCACTTGGTCAATTTATCCAAGAAGGTTACCGTAACCTCTTTGAAACAGTTATTCGTGTTGATAACCCTCGTAAAAATGTTATCATTCCTGAATTAGCAGAAGACCTAGATGGTCTTGGTTACCTTCAAGGTAAAGACGTTGATTTTGTTAATAAGAAAGCCACAGATGGTGTGCTTCTTGCCCACACAGATGGTGGCGTGCCAAACATGTTTGTCACTCTTCCAGCTCAAGACGAGTTTACCCTTGGTTACACTATTTACTTCTTTGAGCTTGCCATCGCTGTTTCAGGCTACATGAATGCTGTTAACCCATTTGATCAACCAGGTGTTGAAGCTTACAAACGTAATATGTTTGCGCTTCTTGGAAAACCAGGTTTTGAGGCATTATCAGCAGAGCTTAATGCTCGCCTCTAA